TTCCCGTCTTAGTTGCTTATAAATCTCTATCCCTTTGAGCCCGTAAGATATTTAAACGTTGCTGTCTCACTAACTATTTCGTTAGCACGGTACTCAGTGTTATAACTTTGAATTGTACACCCAATATAGGCTTCGATAATAGCTCCAGTTTGCTTATCTTGTACGATAATATCAAACAAGGCTGCATCTAGCGCATCAGCTCCATAAGGGGCAAAACCTACAGTAGTTAGGTCATCTTTCTTTAAACGCATACGGTTTAAAGTTAGCGTACCATCAAATCTAGTATGAACGTGTTCTACTGGCATGTAGTTCCCAATTTCATACTCAGCTTCAACACCTAAGTCTTTATCAGTTGTTAGAGATTGTGCTCTACCAACTTCATAGTTCTTTATTCTAATAGAGACTGTATTACCTGTGTGTACAGTCTGTGAAGTAATTGATGCCATGTCTTCTTATTTCCTTTCCTTAAGCAGTTTGCGCTTCAGTATTATACGTCATATTAACGATAATCTTTTCAACTTCACGAGAAGGGATTACTGTAAATGCAACGTTAATAGTGTTACCCAATAGTGATGCAACAATGTCAGATGAATCATAATTTTGAATTTCACCTGCATTTTTCTTAACTAATAGGAATGAAGATACTGCAATCTTAACATCATTAGCTGTTGTTGATGAGCTACTTGTACCAATAAAGCTGTTATCAAGATTAGTACGCAACTCACTTACTAAGAAGTCAGTTCCTTCTCCTAATGACATTTTACTTGATACTGGGTCATTAACATCGTTCATTGTCGTAGGGTCTCCAACAAACCTAAATGACGTAGAAGCTAAATTACGAACTTTTTCAGCAACAACTATCCCAGAGTTGTACATTTGGTCAAGTTGGTCAGAAGTATATGAACGTAATGACTTCAATATACGTATAGTCTTATAGGTAATTGCTACACCTTGTGGTAATCCAGAAGCAACACCTACAACAAATGCTGTAGACATATATGCAGGGAATGCTACAATACGACCATCTGACATCTTTACTTGATAATCATCACCGAGTAATGTTACTCGTGAAGAATACAATGATGACTTACGTGTTAATGTGTATTGGATTGTTTCTCCTAATGAACCACCAACAACCATACGCATAGGATAACCAGAAGTTGTTAAGTCTGAAATAACAGCACTCAATTCACTATGAATAGGTTGGTTCGGTGTCAAAGGAACAACATAGTATGCATAAGGAATATCTTCCGTTCTTAGCTTGTCGAAGAAAGGAGTCCAAGTTGCAGGTACGGTACCATCAGTACCTCCTACAAGAGTATCCATTTCGAAGTTATCAATTGGACTGCTTGAACCATCTTGAACTTTAGCGGTAACAAGACTTGAGTATTGCAGTTGATTAGCAATATCACCTGATAATCCTGATACGTTGGCAACACCTGATTTAATGTCAACTGGCTCCATGTCTGTAATATACTTAGGGTCAATGTTCTTGTCACCATAAGGTAGTATTTGAGATTGAATACCGTCTAACATACTTAGTTGTGTAACCAAAGCATTAACTGATTTAACATTTTTCAATGCTATGTTTGCTACAACAGAAGCCGATTCTGTATCAGCACCCTTTTTAATAATAAGGTTACCAGAAGTTACCTCAACTGTTTCAAAAGCTGGTGAATCTGTTGCACTTACTTGGAATATAATTCCAAGGTTATCATATACTTCTGTAGCTGCTGATGAGCTATCATAGGCTGTTAACTTATGTGTTCCTTCTACAGTACCACCTTCTAATTTAATAGACACACTATTTGCTCCGCTACCATATTGGTAAGAACTAAATAGCATATTTCCTTTAGACATAGTTGCTTGAGTTGCACTATCTACACGCATAGCATATATGATACCTGCTCCAGTAACCACGTCAGATGGGTTCCAAGCTACTTCTATAAAGTCAAGGATTTCTCCGCCTTTAAAAATTGATTTAGCTTGTGCATAGGATGTTAATTTATAAAATTCCCCTGGCTTACCACCTTGGGCTGAGCCAAATACAACAACGGCTTTTTGAGAACTTGAACTATTTGCTCCCAAAGATGTCGTATCAACAATAACCTTTGTATGAGGTCTTGACCTATTGTCGTTTGGATATACTTCTAATGTCATTTGTTATAACCTTTCTTGTTATATGCTATTTCTTAGGAAAGTCAATAAGAATTTTCTCAATATCTTGTCTATTACGACTATCCATACTGTAATCTACCTCATACTGCGCAAGTATTTCTCTTCCGAATGTCATATTGGCAAGGTTAGGTCTACTATCATCTAATGGATAAGGAGCATTAAACGTTAAATTACCTAATTGGTAATAATTCATTTCTTCGTCCTCTTGCCTCATGATAATAAATATAGCCTTTATAATACTATCTAGTGCACGTATCTCGTCTAAGTTTTTAGATACTATCAGTACAGATACATTTTCAGTTACCCAGTAACCAAAAGATGTACCTTTATTTTTACTGTCCTGTAATACTTCATAAGTTACGTCAAGATAGTCTTCACTATAGTTAATACTGTCTAACAAAGTTGGGCTTATATTACCTATTTCTAATATGTTGTCTTTTAAAGTCAATGTATTAGATTCAGTTATAGTAAAGTTTGGTATGGATAATGTAGATAAAGCAGGCATTTCTGACAACTCTACTCCTAAAGTTGTGTTATCTATTCTAGACACGCTAGATTTATCGTGCATATACTGTGGGGAACTTTTAAAATCATAGGAACCAGACGTTGAACCTATACTACCCTTAGATTCTTTACCATCACCTAAACCAATTAGTATAAATGGGTTTGAATAATCAGTAATATCCTCTGGATAATTAGTTAATATCTTTATCTCTTGACCTTCTTTAGTTCTCTCACCATCATCTGAATAAGTAGACACATATTTAGAAACAAAACTATCTTTAACATCTGTTTCCATCTCACCTAAGACCACGTTAATAATATAACTATTATCTAAAAATTGGTTCATTTTAGTAGTTAACTCTTTTTTAACGTGCTTTATTAAATTAGGTACCATATTTTTGCCTTATCCTCTTTCTTATCAATACACCTACTTCATGCTCTAGGCTCTTAGATGTATTATCATTATTTACATTTTCCCTACCTAATACCCATGAAGTTGGGCTTGATTTATCAGAAACTGTTCGGAAAGCTACATAGCTATTTCTACCGCTACTTCCTTTTGTGGCTGTTATATTTTCGGCTGGCTTTTCTGGTTGCAAAGAACTAATAGTATTAACAGAAGTTTGTTTATTTAATAATCCTTTTATATCTAGAGTTGACGTATTACCAGGCTCTAAATCACTAAAAGATTTAACTACCCTATCATAAACTGCTCTTCCACTTGTTTTTATGATATTACGACTAGACATTTTTATAGGGATAACTAAGTACCAGCCACCATTTTTCTTTCTCTTAACCTTAGAGCTCCTCATGAAAAATGGCTTCATATCAATAACACCCCTATTAGTTAACTTACCAATAGTTGCTTCCATTCTTCCTGAGTTTACTTTAACATTAGCTCCAGATTTAGATAGTGTTTTAGCAGTTGAATTGATTTCTTTAGCTAAAAATGCTTGCTTTAGATAATAAGTTGTTTTAGCAGAATTTTTTATAGATTCAGGTATATTTACTTTTACATTTACTTTAACCATTGAAGAATCCTTCTGTCCTATTATTAGAAAGTTTAGCCTTAGGGTCATTTTCAACACTTGTCACTTTTCCATCATTTTCTAGGATAGGAGGTACATACATGTCTTCTCTAGTTACGACTAGCTGTCTAGGTAAATTAGTTATTTTAGATGATGGTCTTCTAGGGTCTTTTTCAAATTGATAACGACCATCGTGTAATACATCAACTACATAAAATCTTAAAGAAACAAGCATATTTAATGAAAGGTAGGAACCTAGCATTTCCTTAGTAGGTGTTAAAATACTACTTTCCTTGTTGATTGACATTGTTATTACATCAGGGTCAATCACAGTAGGAGACGGATAACCATACACCGCATTTGTTACCTTTTCGACTTTATATCTAAGATTAATACCATGTACTAATGACTTGCTTGTTACCTTTACCATTATTGAAATAGGAACTAATCTCTTTGGGAATGTTAATCTATCTCTAAATGAAATATCATCCTCTTCTGTTGTGGTAAATAGAGAAGTTCCTGGGTTTGCAATACCCGTCTCAGTACTTCTTGAACCTGCTGTCATTGACTGAATCATACCCACAACTTCTATAGGCTTTAGGTATGCTATACCTGTACCTCCACAAATTGGGCAGTCTATTTTAGCTGAACCTGTTTCTGAACGGCATGTGCACAAATAAGAGCGCTCCCATTGAAAAGGAGCACCTCTATCTATAACGAATTGCTGTAAAGCATCGTTTCTAAAATTAACCTTATTATCGGCATTATAATTTGGTTGTACATCATAGTTCAATATATAGTACCTCCCTTAAATCATACCTATATTTAGACCATATTTAGCATCCAAACCTGCTGATAATTGGTCTATAGCTTTGTCTAGTTGCATAATATCAGCAGAAGCTCCACCATACATAGCCGATGCCGTACTTGTTCGTGACTCTGTAATATTATCCATAGTAATTGTTTGACTGGCTATACCTGGATTCATTACTAACCAACCAAATATTTGTAATACATCTTTAGCAGCTTGCTTTAGTATAATCATGTATAAATCTTGGGGCATTTCCCAGTCTTGCTCAACACCATCTCGTTGCTGTGGGAGCATTCCCGCAACGTAATTAATATGGAATAGCTGTGGTGCATAATTAGCATTTGCACCTAAAGAAAGAGAATCATAGCTCAAACCAAATCCAATACGGGCTACATCAGATATTCCGCTATACAAGCTACCTGTATTTAAACCATAACCAGGTGTTACCTGTAGGCTTGCTGTCAAAGGATTAACTTTCCACCACATAGAAGGAAAGTTAACGTATCCAGCACCATTTAAATTAACCTTAAAGTCTTCTACCTGGAGTACAGGTCTTTGTATTAAGGATTGGTACATATAATCTGATGCTTCATTTATATAGAAGTCTTTATCCTCAGTAACAAACCTAGGAAGTATTTTGATGTCAAACCGTTTCTCAACCCAAGCTATAGCTGAGTTTATAGCCATTTGGTAGTATCTATCTGGCAAAGCTTTACCCGTTGACGGGTCTATAACATTAATACCAAAAAGTTGTAGTTTAACTTGGTCTATACTAATTCCATAGTCTTCTAATTTATAGGATTCTACAGAGTTAGGGTCAATTCTTTTAGGATTACCCTCTTGGTACGGAGATATGCCATTATAATAATTATTTACATACATTATCTCACCTCATATCTCTATTATTTTTCGTCTTCTTTTTTGTCAGAAGCCTTTTTTCTTGGTGCTCTTTTTACTGGTGCTTTTTTAGCTGTCTCTGTCTTTTTTTCAGTAACAGGTTTTTCAACTTTTTCCTCTACATACTCAAAATCCGAAAATTTAGATAATAGTAATTCAGATTCTTTATTAGCTTTAGCTACCCCCTCATGATTAAACTCAACATTTCCATGAGGCGTAGCTACGGTTTTATTTTTGTAAATTTTTGATTTTAACATAATTTTTCCTTTTGTTTTACATAATAATATAATAACAGCTAACAAACCAATAAAGGCTATTATAG